GAAAAAACTCATCGGTTATCAATATATTGCTGATAATCAATGAGTTATAAGTAGTAGCGAGAAGGAGATTTGAACTCCTGACCTCAGGGTTATGAATCCAATTGATTACCAAGTGTTAATTATTAAATAATTGAATTTATTATCTATTTTTAACAATTTTATTTGAAAACAGAAAATAAGTCAATACTTTTGTGAGGTAAAAATAATAAATAAATATAAACAAAATGGCAGATGTAAGTAAGTTAGTTCCTTTTATCTTGAAATGGGAGGGTGGTTTTGTAAATGACCCTTTAGACAAAGGTGGAGCTACTAATATGGGGATAACCTTAAATACTTGGAAAAAGTTTGGTTATGACAAAAACAAAGATGGGGTTATAGATGTAAAAGACTTAAAACTTCTTGAGGTAAAAGATTTTACAAATATCTTAAAAGACAAGTATTGGAATAAGTGGAAAGCAGATAATATTGATAATCAAGCTGTTGCAAATACTTTAGTAGATTGGTATTGGCATAGTGGAGTTTATGGTATTAAGATACCTCAAAGGATTTTGAATGTAACTATTGACGGAATTGTTGGTAATAAAACTCTTCAAGCTGTGAATAGTTGTAATATAGAAGAGTTTTTAAAAGATTTATACAGGGAAAGAAAAGAGTTCTTTTTAAGGATTACAAAGAGTAACCCTTCACAAAAGAGGTTTATTAAGGGTTGGACTAATAGGATAAATGACTTGATAAACTTCAATAAAAAATTTATATAATTATGGCGTTTTTATTTAAGATAGAAAATAAGAAAGTGTTTCCTAATACTGAAACTTTACTTATATCACCTTTCAAGGAAATATGGGAAAGGGATAAATCCAATGGTAAAGAGGTAGCTATTTCAGAGTTTGCTTATATAGAATTTATGAGTTCTATATTAAAGACTAATCCGTATAGAGAATATCCTGAAGATAGAAAAGACACTTTAATACGTAAAGAAATTATTAAAAATGATAAATGGAAACCTGATGAATTGATACACCAAGCACTTAATAAGATTAAGTTATTGCAAACAGAGGGTTCTATTACGTATAACTACTGGATGTCTAACAAATTAGCTATTGAAAAGATGATAGATTTTTTCAATAATTTCAATTTGAATGAAAGAAATGAAAAGACAAACAATCCTATATACAAGCCTAAAGATATTACATCAGCAATTATAGACGCAGAGAAAACATTAAGTACGCTAAATGCTATAAAATCTAAAGTTGATGAAGAGGTTTTTAGCAATGTAAAAGTGAGGAAAGACAAAATTATATCACCTTTTGCTAATCCTGATAGTTTAAATATTTGATAGATGAATGTTAGAAATGAGAATGGAATATGGATAAATTCAAATGTTTTCAAGGAAGCAGGAAATCATTATCTTAAACACGGATATTATTGTGCTGAACCTTATGGAACTGCTGATTGGTTAGCTTTTTGGCAAGAAGAAAGGAATAGATGTATAAATGGGTATGAGGTTGGAGGAAGTAGGATTACAGGGGAACATTATTTTTATCTGAATTATTGTCCTATACAGAAAGTAAGTGATGTAAATAGTAAGAAGTCTGTAAAAATAGTGGGTTTTCCTGACTTTTGGGATGGTGATTACAATTACTTTTGGGTAAGAGAAATAGCTAAAAATGGTTTAAAAAACCAAGAAGATTTCAATTCTTTGTATTTAGATGTGAAAATTCCTAAAGGGTATTTGAAAGGTGGTTATAATCTTATAGTTGGTAAGGCAAGAAGACGTGGATATTCCTATAAGAATGCTTGCGTTGCTGTTAGAAATTACTTTACAACTCCTTATTCTCTTAGTATTTTCAATGCTTCAGACAAGAAATATCTTTTTCCTAAAGGTATTATGAGTATGGCACAAGGGTACATCAATTTTGTAAATGCTAATACAGGCTGGGTAATGCCTTCAGATGTTGTAAACAAGCAAGACCATATACGGAGTTCATACATAGAATATCAGAATGGAATAAAGTATGAAAAAGGATTTAGGTCTGAAATCATAGCTCTTTCTTGCAATGATAATCCTGATGTAAATAGAGGGAAAGACGCTTTAGATATAATCATAGAAGAGGCTGGTGCTTTTGGAACACCAGGACTTCTTAAACAATTATATGCTTCATCACAAGATTGTGTAATGGCTGGAGCTATAAAAACAGGGATGATAACTATCTTTGGAACATCAGGAGATATGACCTCAGGTACTGTTGATTATGCAGATATGTTTTCCAGACCTGAAGCCTTTGACTTATTACCTTTTGAGAATACTTGGGATGAAAAACCTTCAGAGAGTAAGGTAGGATTTTTTCATCCTATCAATTGGAATATGGAGGGTTTTTATGATGAAAATGGAAATTCAGATAGGCAAGGTGCTAAGGATTTAGAATTAGAAATTCGGAAATCCCTAATTTCTAATGGAGCAACAACTGCTGAGTTAGGGCAAAGATTACAAGAAAAACCACTAAATCCGTCAGAAGCCTTTTCTGTAAGTAGTATAAATAATTTCCCTGTTGCAGAATTAAAAAGGCAATTAGAAAAAGTAAAAGCTAATAAACTTCAAGAAATAAAAGGTACACCTGTAAAACTTATGTATGAGGGAAAAAAAGTAATAGCTAAACCTATACTTAACAGAAGTGTAACGCCAATAACGTCTTATTATAATGTTCCAAATGACAAAAGAGGTTGTCCTGTTATTTATGAATACCCTGTTGAACCAACACCAAAAGGACTTTATAAAATTGGTTATGACCCTATAGACCAAGAAAGTGGTTCTTCACTTGCTGGTATTTGTGTTTATAAAGGAGTACATACAGGAACTGCTTATCATAGTATATTAGTAGCTGAATACATAGGTAGGTATGAAGACCCTGATGATATAGATAAAACTGCTGAAATGCTGGCTGTATTATACAATACAACTATTATGCACGAGAATATGGTTACAGGAGTAAAGAATTATTTTAGAAGAATAAAAAGGTTAGATTTATTAGCTTTTCAGCCTGATAGTGTGATTTCTAAGAATATTAAACAGAGTAGGGTGGCAAGGGTTTATGGTTGTCATATGAATACACAGCTCAAAGACGCAGGAGAAAGATATGTAAAAACTTGGTTACTTACTATATTAGATTATGATGAGTTTGAAAATCCTATACTTGTTATAGATAGGATATATTCCAAAAGATTATTAGAGGAACTAATTAGCTATAATAGAAAAGGTAATTTTGACTTAGTATCATCATTATTTATGTGTATGTTTCAGGTACAAGAAGAGGAATTGAATAAAGATTATGACGGAGTAAGAGAAAACAAAAATGTAAAAAAACTATTGTCTATGATAGATGATATGTATAAAAGATAAAATATTAAAATTATGAAAACAACAGAAAGACTTTCAATGTCTGAGAAAGAAGCAGATAACAAGGCTTGGTATAAACAGCAAGCAGATATGTTGGATGTAAGACATACAGATGTAAGTATAATAAATAACGGAATATCAGAATATAAGAGAATGAAAGTAAACTATGATTTGTTCAACAACATTCTCAATATGAGGGATTTTGAATATGTGTGTAAACCTTTTGGTAGTGAGGTAGGAGAACTTCCAGCACAGATGATAAACAGAGATATAGTATCAGGAAAGATAAAAGCCTTACTTGGTATGGAGATAAAAAAACCTTTTTCTTGGAATGTAATTGCTACTAACCCTGAAGCAACTACAAGAAAGGAGCAAGAAGAGTTTGGAAGAATAAAGCAGTGGGTTACTTCTCAAATTATGATGCCTATACAACAGCAGATAATGATGAAGTATCAGCAAGAGCTTGAGGGTAGAGAACTTACTCCTGAAGAACAGCAACAGATACAGCAACAAGTAGAGCAAGAAATGGAAAGTGCTACTCCTGAAGAGGTAAGAAAATATATGGAAAGAGAACACCAAGACCCAGCAGAAGTACTTTCACAACAGCTCTTAGAGTACCTTGTTCAGAAATGTGATTTGAAGAGAAAGTTTAACAATGCTTTTAAACACGCTTTAATTTCTGCTAAAGGTATTATGTATGTAGGTATAGTCAATGGTGAGCCTGAAGTATGGAATGTAAATTCTTTAAGGTTTAATTATGATAGGTCTCCTGATATAGAATTTGTTGAAGATAGTGAATTTGCTACTTGCGAGTATAGAATGACACCATCAGAGGTAGTTAGGTATTTTGGAGATGAACTTAGTGAAGAAGAAATAGATAAGTTATATTCAAATAGTGATAAGAGTTTTGATAACCATAGAAATTTACAAAGGTGGTTAGAAGATGATTATGCAAATGATTTTTTTGACTATTCTAATGAAAATCCTAATACAATAAGAGTGTTGCATTGTGTATGGAAATCACTTAGAAAGATAGGTTTTTTATCTTATATAGATGAAAACCAAGAGTTGCAAGAAACTATTGTAGATGAACATTATAAGTTAAACAGAGATGCAGGAGATGTATCTTTGGATTGGGAATGGATACCTGAGGTGTATCAGACTTGGAAAATACAAAATGATATTTATGTGAAAATGCAACCTTTAGAAGGGCAATTCAAGGATTTAGATAATCTATATCATTGTAAGTTACCATATTATGGAGCTATATATGATAATATGAACTCACAAGAAACTTCACTTATGGATAGGCTTAAAGTGTATCAATATTACTATAATATAGTAATGTATAGGTTAGAGTTGTTGTTAGCTTCTGACAAAGGGAAAAAAGTATTAATGAATATAAATATGATACCTGATAGTGCTGGTATAGATATAAAGAAGTGGCAATATTTTATGGAGAGTACACCATATATGTGGTATGACCCAAATGAAGAGGGTACACATTATAATGATGTAAACACTATTGCAAAGGTTATAGATTTGTCTTTAGCTTCAGATATTCAGAAGTATATGGAGATAGCAGAATATCTAAGGCAACAAGCAGGTAGAAGTGTAGGAATTACAGACCAAGTAGAAGGGCAAATAGCTCCACAGGAAGCAGTGAGTAATACAAGGCAAAGTTTAGTTCAGTCTTCATATATCTTAGAATGGTATTTTGAGACACATAATCACGTAAAGAGAAATGTATTACAAGCACTTATAGAGATAGCTAAAGTATCATATAGCAATAGTAATCAAAAGAAAATTGCTTATTTCTTAGATGATATGTCTCAACAAATGCTAACTATTGATACAGGTTTATTGGATAATTCTACTATTGGAATATTTGTAGCTTCATCACTTAAATCAGAGGAGACTAAGGAGACTGTAAAACAATTAGCACACGCTGCTATGCAAAATCAGATGATAGAGCTTTCAGACTTGATAACTATACTTCGTCAAGACAATTTAGTTGAAATGGAAGAGACTTTGAAACTTGCAGAAACAGAGAGAAATCAGAGACAGCAAGAAGTACAACAGCAACAGATACAGGCTCAACAAGAGGAAAGTAAGGCTCAAAGAGAATTCTTGAAAGAGAAACATCAGATGGATAAAGAGTTGATTGTACTTAGAGAAACAGAAAGAAGGGAAACAGAGATAGCAAAAGTGAGTATAACAGGAATGAGTTTTAATCCTAATTTGGATAAGAACAATAATAATATAAATGATTTCTTAGAAGTTGCAGACCAATACAGGCAAATGAATATGCAGAGACAACAAGAAGAAAGTCCTGATATTCAAAATCAAGAAGAGCAAATGTTACCTCAAGGTCAAGTGCAAGAAGAAGAATACCAAGATGATAATTATGAGGATGAGTATAATCAAGAGTATGAGGATGAGTATAATCAGGATTATGAGGAGAGTTATGAGGAATAAAACTTTATGAGTAATTTAACAGAAAAAATTTGGAAATGTCAGAAAAAATCCGTATTTTTGTCCCTCAGTTTTCCGCTGACGAGTTAGGGCTTGCCATGTGTCCCTCTACAATAATCAATTTACATTTCTCTTTTAGATATTTTTATAAAATAGCATTATAAAGAAAACAATGTTTTCTTTTCAGGTTTCACTTCTATTATATAGAAAAATTGATTTTCTATACAATACAACTAAAATATATTCAGAAAATAACCTACGAAAATATTATACGAAGATAGAAGTCAATTTTGAGGTTTGTAGTCTATCTTCGTATGTTATTTTCTTTAGACCTCAACTCTTTGGTTTACATAAAAAACTATAACCGAAAATATTTTACATCTTTGAAATACGAAAACCAAGTATTTATAATATTTTCGTATTCTATTTTCGAGTTATTACAAAAAATACATCAACTGAAAAAGAAATTTCAGAAAAGTCTATTAGTGTTTTTTAAATAAAATTATTGTTTTTTTAATCTAAATTTGTATCATAATAATAAAATATTATGGACACAAACACCGAAATTTTTAAGTGGGATGAAACTAAAGTCCCTGATGATTTTTTTAATGATGCTCCTCAAGATATAAAAACAGATGTAGAAGCAGTAGTAGAACAAGTAATAAATGATGAAGATAATGAAAACATTACAGCTGATATATTCAGTGATGAAGAAGCAGATTTTGAAAATCAAGAAACTAACCAAGAGATAGCACAAACAGATATAGTTTCTGCTGTAAACCTGCTAAAAGAAAAAGGTCTTATAGATTTTGAATTAGAAGATAATCAAGAACTTGATGAAGAAGAAGCTACTCAATTATTAGAAGATAAGTTTGAAGAAGCTATTGAAAATAGAGTAGAAGAGTTATTTATAGAACTTCCTGATGTAGTCAAACAAATAGTAAAGTATGCTAAAGACGGAGGTAACTTAGACAGGTTATTTGAGAACTTAGCAAAGACAAAACAAGTTCCTATAACTAAAAACTTAGATTTATCTGATGAAAGAAACCAAGAATTTGTTATCAGAACTACTCTAAAACAAGAAGGTAATAGTGATGAAGAAATAAATTCTTTAATAGATTATTACAAAGATACAGATAAATTAGAAAGTATATCAAAAGTAAAATTTGATAAATTCTTAGAAAGACAACAAAAGCAAGAAAGAAGAATACTTGCAGAGCAGTCTCAAAGAAAAAAAGAAGAAGAGCTGAGAATAAGAGAAGAAAAACAACGTCTAACACAAGAATTAAAATCAACTGAAGAAATTACAGGTTTTAAGATAGATATAAAAGACAAAAAAGAGCTTCCTTCTTATCTTTTGGATAGAAAAATAAAGTTAGAAAACGGAGGTGTTATATCAGCTTTTCATAAAGATATATATGAGGCTATGGCAAATCCTACAACAGCACTTCAGTTAGCAAAACTATTAAGAGCAAGAAATGAAGACGGAACTTTTAATTTTTCTAATATAGAAAAAACAGCTAAAACAAAATTAGCTAAAGAAGTAAAAGAGAATTTACGTAGAACAAAATCTTCTAATTTTATAAAATCAACAGGAAGTACAAGTTCTGCAAAAACCTTAGCGGATTATTTTTAAGATGAATGAGCAAATATGTTAAACAATAAAATGAAAAAAAATGAATACAAATGTAAGTAAACTAATTACTAAAGAAACACAATGGCATGCTAATTTAACAGATGTCAATCACTTGGGTAAAGCCTTGATGATAGCTCCACATAAGTTAATGAGCAAAATGGATACCTTGTTTTCTGCACAGAATTATTACTCTAACAATCCATTATCAAGTATATTGAAAAATGTAAAAGGAGGAGAAATAAAAATCAGTGGAACAGAATGGGAATGGGAAATGAAAGGAGCAGATACAAGACCACTTGTGGTTTTGGAAAATGTAGAACCTACTACAAATCCAACTCCAGGGAAGTTCAAAAGACGTTTTAAAATAAAGTTAGATGAAAATTGGTATAAAGTAACAGATGTAATAAGTCCAGGTACATCAGCAAAGAAATATAATTGTGTAATTGTAGATGGTCCTGTAAGACAAGGAGATGGATTTGTATATACCTTACAACTAATGACTTCTGATGAACAAGAATTTTTACCTATAAAATATCTAAAAGCAGGACAACATTGGGTAAAAGGATATTCTGTTTCAGGGGAGGCCGCTGAAAAAGGTGGTTCTACTCAATTTGCAATGCCTATAGCTTTTAGAAATAAACTTTCTAAATTCAGAAAAGAATACAAAATTACAGACTATGCTTCTACTGAAGTATTGCGTGTAGCACTTCCTGATAGTAATGGTAATATGCAAAAATCTTGGCTTAGATATGCAGATGTAGAGTTCTTTAAACAATGGTATGAGGAATTGGAATATGCAAGGTGGTATGGAAAAAGTGGAGATGTTTTCCAAGATAATGGAAGACCTTATCAAACAGGACCAGGCATACAAGAGCAGTTAGAGGACAGTCATATAGAATACTACAACAGACTGACTACTAACTTGTTAGACCAATATTTAATGGATATATTCTATGGAAGAGTAGCACCAGGCAGTTCAGGTAGAAACATTACTGCTTTTACAGGAGAATATGGGATGATGGAGTTCCATAAAGCTGTATCTGATTTAATGGAAAAACGTGGAATGATAAGAAATATAGAGGTGTTTACAGACAAAGTTAAGTCTGACTATACTCAAAATGGGTTATCATATGGAATGCAATTTGTACAATACAATTTAACAAATGGAGGTTCTTTACGTTTAATACATAATCCGTTGTATGATAATAGACATATCCATACAGAGGTGGACCCAATAACTGGAAAACCTGTTGAGAGTATGCGTTTTACATTCTTGGATTTTGCTGGAGATAGTGGAAAATCAAATATAAAAATTACTAAGAAAGACGGAGGAGATTTCTTCTCATATATCTGTGGTAATTATGGACCTTATGGACCAAATAATAAGACAATGTACCCTGCTCACGCTGGGGATTATTATGAAATGCATATAGGAACACACGAAGGAATACATATAGAAGATGTTACAAAATGTGGTGAGCTGATTTACGCAGTAAACTAAATTCGTAATGTTGGTGTTTTGGGTTAGTTTAAGATATGAGTTCCTGAAATATGGAACTCAAATCTTAACTCAATTCAATTCAGATATTAAAATTAAAACCTAAAACTAAAAAAATAAAATAACCTAAAACAAAAATAAAAAGATGAAAATAGAAGTCAAACCTATACAGAAACCACGTTGGCATAATAAAACAGGAGCAGAAAGTTTTACAAGACCTAAAACTCTGAATGTTTTAATAGATAGTGAAAAAAGACAATACTCAACAGGCTTGGATTATATAAACAAGATATTCCAAGACCCTGATGATAAGAGGATAAAGCTCACAGAAGCTGAATATTACGGAAAAATGTTAGGTGTAGATTTATCACCTACATATATAGAGGGAAGATTACATCCGTTTTGGGATAGTAAAACTCCAAGAATAAAGTTAGAAAACAAAACTATGTTCTTTGATACAGAAAATCCAATGGATTATATCAAAGTGAAGATACTAAAGGCTTCAAAATTTGTTGCAAATAGTCTTAGAGAATATGAAGAGGGTTTCTATCCTGAGGCTACACATATAATTACAGATGAAACTGAAGAGATAGAAGCAAAAGCAAGTAGAGTAGCGCTTAAAAAACAAGCTGTTATTGAAAGTGCTAAACTTAGCAAGGATAGAAAAATACAAATATTATTAGTTGTAAATGGAATAAATAGCAAAGGACAATCTGATAATTATATAGAAGTAGAGCTGGATAAGGCAATAGAAAAAAATCCTTCAGAGGTATTGAGGTATATAAAACAAAACCCAGCAGAAACTTCTACTCACGCAATGATATTAGAGGCTTTGCAAAAAGCAGTTTTGCGTAAGCAAGGACATAAAATATTGTACCACGATGCAATGTTAGGTAATGATTTGGATGAGGTAATAGCATATTTCTTATCTGAAGAAAACCAAGAATTGAAAATTAGAATACTAAGTGCAATAAATGAATAGGCAATGACTATAAAGGATATGCATTATGATTTCAAGAAGAAGCTGAATAAAGTAGATAGTCAGCAGAATAGAAATTTGCTTATACCTGAAATAGATTGGGCTTTGAATGAAGCACAGGAGTTGTTTATAAAGATGATAGCAGAACCAAGAATGAGAAGTTATTTAGGTTTTGAAAAGTCTCAAAGAAATATAGATGATATAAGGCAGTTGGTAACAAATGAGGTTAAACTTATATTCGGCTTTAATTATGATGTTGATAATACAAATATATTCTTACTTCCAGATGAAGGTTATATGTATTTTTTGAATGGTTATGCTGATATAAAAAAAGGAAATTGTAAAGCAAGGGCAAGAATATATATAAGACAACACGATGATGAGTTTGAGAATAGTGTTTTTGACAAATCATCTTTTGAGTGGAGAGTAGTAAATGCTATGTTTGTATTTAATGGTTTAAAGGTTTATAAAGGCGATTATAATATAGAGGATGTATATATAAATTATATTAGAACACCAAGATATATGCATAATGCAGAGGATTTTCAAGCAGGAAGTTATAAGTTGCCAAATGGAATGATACTCACAGGAAGTATGGATTGCGAATTACCTGAACACACTCATAGAGAAATAATAGACATAGCAGTGCTTATGGTAAGTGGAGAAATGCAAATGCCTGATTATCAAATAAAAATGAACAAAATGAATATAAATTTAAAATAAAAACAAAAAGAGATGAAAAAAAATAATGTATTTAATGTATTGGTTTCAAAAGGAAATCATAAGATATTATCAAAAGACAAAACTTTAGGTGGCTTATTAGCAGGTCAGATAGGGGTTTTCAATGCTGAAACACATTTAGCAGTAAGTGATTTAAAAGGGGTAAAAGAATTTTATGTAGCTGTAAATACAGGAGACGGAATAAAGACTTCTGTAAATAATATAGTAAGCAAGAATGTTACAAACTTTTCACTTACAGAATGTAAATATCCTAAGCCTCACGTAATAAGAATTAGTGGTTTGAAGGCTTATTGCAATAAACAATATGGTTTAAAAATTGAGTTTAAGAATACAGCAATTTATAATCATTACCAGCATAATCCTTTTTCTGTAAACTATATTGTTGATACTCCTTGCTGTAAAGGTTGTGGAGGAGAATGTGATATAGTGGATTGTAATGAATTAGCAAAATCATTGATAAACGCTATCAACTCAGATAGTAAAGGGTTAGTGATAGCAAGACCTTATGACGCTAAGAATAATGTGTTTGTTAGTAATATAGACGCTTTCATTGCTACTAACAAAGCTGTAAATACAGACAATGACCCTACAAATGATGTATGTTTAACAATTCATCTTGAAAGTGTTGCGTTAAAAGTACACAAGTTTTGCAGTATAAATGCTAAGTATTACAAACCACGTCTTACTACTATGGTGGTTTCATTCACAGAAGGTTTTGAATGTGGAGGAAACATTGAAGAATTAAACAATAGTTTTACAGCAGGTTCAGGGCTTGGTTATGATGTAATGCAAAGAGAATATGAGGCTATGGGTTGGGAAAATAGTTCAGGACCATATAGAATTTCAGAGACTACTATGCTACCAAGTGATAATATAAAATACTATGCAGACCCTGAAGAGAGCTATTCAATTTTCAATTTAGTACATAACAATGAGGCTTTTGGAGGTTGGCAAGATTACACTAATGATATTGAGTTAGAGATTGCTGTTCCTTGTAAGGATGATAAAACTATAGCTGATTTAAAAAATGTATTTGAAAATGTTTAATAAATAGCATAATTTAATTTATATGAAAATGCAAGACAATTACAATAATTTACGTAAATTTATTCTACATAGATTAAAGCAGTATTGTAGTAATTGTCTTGCATTAGATTATAATCATTGTAAAGAATGTGAGGAAAAAGACTTTTCATTTGAAGAGTTGAAAGACCTTATGTTCTTTTTTTATATACATTTAAGAGAAAAAAATTGCAGTGTAGATTGTGGTATTATCAATAACTTGAATAAATGTATAGGAAAAGATTTTGAAGTTGAGTTTGAGTTGTATTATAGTACACTCATAACAGGTTCAAGTGAGAATACTAAAGAGTTCAGACAAGTTATTAGCAGGAAAGTGTTGTTTTACTTGTATCTGATAATGCTTCACTTAGAAAGCAGGTATAACCAATTTCTTACACGTAGTGAGCTTGAAAATCTTTATGATATAGGTTTTTATAAGAAATGTTTTTCTGATTACAAGTGTGATTGGGATTGTATTATGAATATACCTATTGTACCTGTTACACCTATACCACAACCACCTGTTGTTGTAGTACCTGAATGTGAACCTGTTGAGTTTAGTATAAACAGAATACCAGTTAAAGCAGGAAGTAATGTATTTGATTTAGAAATTACAATACATAACCATAAGGCAGAAGATAATTGTGAGTATGATATTGCTATAAAAGAAAAAGATACTGATATATATGTATCAGAGATTGTTGATTTCAATTATGGTACACCAGCTATAGCAAATTTTATTTCTGAATATTATGAAGCAGGTAAGGAGTATGATATGTATGTACAAAAACACTGCGAAAATTGTGAAGATGTTCCACCTACAAAAATAACAGATGTATTAAAAGAAGAACTTAGTTGTGATAATGATGTTGATACATCAGCTTGGGAAATTAAAAATATAGGTGGTTTTAATCATTATTTATTGTTAGATAATCTTCTTTTATCTGATAAATATGAGTTGTGTTGGGGAAATAGTAATTTTGATTTTGCTGGTTGTAATCCAATAGCAAATACTTCAAAGAATGGAAAAATAGCGTTTATACTTTACGGATATAATTCATTTACATCTTATACATTTAAGGTAAGAAAGATATGTGCTAAAGGAGTATTTTCAGATTGGGTTTCTTTTGATAAAACTCCTGACCCTACACCACCACCAACAGGGGGTTGTAGTTTTAATGGTTTTGAAGTGGTAGAAGTTACAGATACTTCTATAACAGTAAAGGTACTTGGTTTTCAGGAATATGCTAATTACGAGTTAATTTATAATCATACAGATAATTATTTGTTGAATACTTTAGTAAATATAACAACAGAATATCACACTATTACAGGTTTAGCTCCTGAAACACTTTATAAACTTACTATGAGAAGGAAATGTGGAGCTACAACAATATCTTTTCAATTTATTAGAGGCGCTACTACATTACCACAAGTGCCACAACCTCCACAGCCTAAACCTTTGTGTGAAGAGCCTGAATTTACATATGAGGTTGTTAAAGGAGATATTAAGTATAATGTAAAAATACATATGCCTCACGATGTAAATGATGGATGTATTTACAAAGTTTATTATAAAGTGTTAAATGATGAAAATGAACGTAATGGAATGGCTTATGATGGTGATATGTTAGACATAGAATTTGAAGATGTTTTTAATAAAAATGATGTAGTTGAATTTAAAGCAACAAAAGAATGTCCTAATTGCGAAATAAATTCAGCCATTAAAACAATAACTATTGAAGACCCTACACAAAATGAGACAGATTGTAAAGATTTTAATGTATTAGTAGGAGTTGATAATAATACCAACATTTCAACAAGAAAAGATTTAGTAATAAATATAATAGATAATCAAGATGGTTGTGATTATGTTGTAAATGCTTTGAATACTAATATAGGATTACTTCATTCAGCTACATTAAAATTTCCAAATAAAAAATTTGTAATATTAGATGTTAATGATAAAGATGTTTTTAGTATTGAAGTGATAAAGATATGTGATGGTTGTGATAAAAGTAAATCAGGTATAATATATGAAGTAGGTATTGATGAAGGTAATACACCAATATTAGACGATGATGATGATAATATACAATAAAGAATTAAAATAAAAAAAGTGTTATTATAGAGAATGGCGAATTTAAGAGAATTAATAGAGGGAATTTATGGAAGATTAAGGAGATTAGAGCAAATTCAATCTCCGTCTTCTTCTCTACCACAATCAGCAGATTGTAATTGTGAGAAAGAAATTAAGATTTCAAAAGATAAAATCATTGAAGACCTTACAGATGAGATTAATGATTTAAAAGATAATTTTGAAGAGAAGTTAAAAGATATTTATGAGAAGATAATTGAGGTAAACAACAACATAGAACTTGTAAAAGATGATACAAATGTAATTAAACCAGAATTCCTTTCTATTAAAAATAAATTAAATGTTATAAATGCTAAATTAAATTCAATAAAAACTAAAACAGATACATTATGATACAAGATAGAAATATAACAAATAGTTTTATGACTTACATAGGGATAAACGTAACAGATTTCTTTATGGAAATAAGTCCATTTATGGCTTTGGCTTTGGTTCTTGTATTAGTAGATACAAGATTTGGAAGTTTAGCAAGTAAAAAAAGGGGAGAAGAGGTGAGGCTTTCAAGGCAATGGAGAAGAGCTTTAAACAAAATGGTTGATTATAGTTGTTGGGTATTACTTGCAGGAATGTTTGGAGATATATTTGGTAAAGTAATAGGAATACCAACACTATCTATTGTGTTGTTGTTGGTAATTTATAGTATAGAATTATCAAGTTGTATAAATAATTACTTTGAGTATAAAGGTATAAACAAGAAGTTCAACTTATTTGCTTTCTTAGGAAAGAATAGATTTACAGAAGCACTTGAGGATAAGGAGAAGAAGAATTAAGGTCTTAATATACAAATGAAAATAGAGTACGAAAATATCACCAACACACAGGTTGTGAACCCAACACACTACAACACATTTAAGATAGAACCATTAGAATATATTTTAGCTAACAAATTAGATTTTTTAGAGGGAAATGTAATAAAATATGTAACAAGACATAAGTTAAAAAATGGGTCTGAAGATATTAAAAAAGCTATTTACTATTTAGAAATTATCCTAAAAGAGTACTATAATGGTAAATAATTAAAATATATTATTTATTTAATATTATAAATAAAATATTATTAAAAAATTACTATTAACACCTTGCTGACATCGGCAAGGTGTTATTTTTTTATATTTTTATGAAAAATAGTAAAAATAACTTAGTAGAATTATATATAGACTTTTTGTAAATTTGTTGATGAATTTTTTAAAAAACATATAAAAGCAGTTCTTTTTTAGAGTACTTTTGTGTATTATGGAATATTTAAAAACAAATATAGTAAACTATTTCAGTGATTTAACTTTTGAGGAAATTCATCATAAGTATTATTTAAATAATAATCCTATAAATTATTCAGTTTCTCATTTATTAAAACACTTTGCAAAAGAATTTGACGCTGAAGCAATAAGCAAACAGCTATCACAAAAGACAGGTGTACCACAAGATTATTACAAAAAAGATTGGAAATCCACTTCACAAAAAGCTAAGATATTAGGTACAGAAACACATTTGTTTGCAGAGCAATACTTAGAAGATAGAACTATAAAACCACAAACAGAACTACAAAAAGCAGTAGTAAAGTTTTGGCAAGAATTACCAACCTATATAGTTCCTATATTATCAGAATGCAAGATGTATCACAAAGATTATCTCTTTGCAGGTACTTCGGATTTGATATTATATAATACAAAATCAAATGGACTTATAATAGCTGACTACAAGACAAATAAAGATTTATTCAAAAATTATAAAGGTGAAAAAATGTATAATCCATTTTCTAACCTGTTGGATAATTCTTTTAATAAATATCAATTGCAATTGTCTTTTTATCAGTTATTATTAGAACAAGCAACAAGTATAAAAGTAATAGATAGAAAGATAATTCACTTAAAAAATGATAGTAACTATATAATGTATAGTACAAAAGATTATACAAAAGAGTTGTCAGAAGAACTTAAAACAGGGAGATTAAAATGTTAGTAGGAGAACTTATACAAAGAATACAATCACTATATTCAAAAGGTGTTCAGAGTGATGATAGCAGGCTTACCTCAAGACATATATACAACAAACTTGTAGGAGCAAGAGCAAGAATATTGTCAGAAGAATTGAAAGTGAAGCAGAAGTTAGGAAATTGGAATTACCAAACCTTACCTTGTGTAGAACTTATAGAAACACCAAAACACGAATGTGCTTGCTTACCTACACAAGGATGTAATTATCTTAGGACAAAAGAAAAATTACCAAAAACCTTTACAGGAAAAGATAAGCCAATAATACAATCTGTAACCACAATAGACGGGAATATAATATTTTCAGAAACCACTTGGTTAGAGAAAAAATATAAAAAGTTTAATAAATATACTTCTAATAAACCTGATTATTACATAAAAAATAACTATTTATATATCACTTCAAATTCAGACCTTAGAATAATAAGCATAACAGCAGTGTTTGAAAACCCTTTGGATGTATATAAGTTTCCAAGTTATTGCCCAACAGAGTTTTATGATGAGTGTGAAAGTATATTTGACAAAGAGTTTCCAATAGATAGTGATAAAACAGATATGTTAATTGAGCTTAGCATAAATGAATTAATACAGATATTTAATCAAAACAGAGAAGATTTAACCAATAATACAACAGATAGTAATGGAGAAGACGCAAAATAATTCAGGAAAAGGTACAAATAAACCACATAGGGGGATGTATAGCATAAAACCACAAGGGATTATAGATTTTTATAATTTCTATTTAGGCAGTAATAATGATAGATACATTTTAGAATTATCTACTTATAGAGAGGTGATTAAAAAATTCAATTTGTATTTTGAAAGTAGAATATTAAAAGGAGATTATATAAGACTTCCTTTTGGTCTTGGAGCATTGCTTATAGTAGGAAGAAAGAATGTCCCAAAAATAGATGAAAATGGGAATGTAAGAGGGTTGTGTCCTAATTATGGGGCAACATATAAATTATGGAGTGAAAACCCTCAGGCAAAAGCAGAAGGTAAAAAAATATATTTTGAAAATAACCACTCAGATGGATACACATATAAACTTATATGGAACAAACAAGCTAAGAGTTTTAGGAATGCTTACTTATATACACTTAGAACAGGTAGGCTTACAAGAAAAAAGATATATGAAGCCATAGTCGAAGGTGCTGAATATACTAAAAAAATACCTATAAATGTAAAAAGAAAACACAATAGTAGAATAAAAAGAAATCAATTATGATAAATAGAGCAACATTTAAAAGTAAAGAAGTATGTGATATTCCTGTTGGAGCAAAGATATTGTCAAAGGAGTTATCTATAAATGTAGAAGAGATAGAAAACGGATTTTTGATTTGTAAAGTAAAACACTTGACTTACTCACATAATGAGGAAACTTGTTTTGCTTGTGAAACAAAAAAATACTATTCAAAAGAAAATCCTCTTAATGTAATAACAGGAGGAGAAATAACAACTCAAAGTAGTTTGCTTAATTGAGAATTAAGAAAATATACTACGAAAATATATCACGAAAATAGTATAAAATCTCAATTTTCGTATTCTATTTTCGTAAAGAAAACTTCTTTAGATTTGAGGCTAAAGCAAATAAGAAATAAAGACTACGAAAATAGACTACGAAAATAAATTTACAACAATATTTTCGTTATATATCTTCGTAAAACTATATTCAAATAGAACTATACAAAATGAATAACGAAATAAAATACACATCAATAGAAAGAGTAATATCTAAGTTTTATAGAGACTATAAAGGTACAGAAGTATCAGAAACAGACCTTATAGAATGGATAGGAGAAGCCTTAGAATTCTTGCAAGTACCACAATTACAAGAACAAGCAATAGCTTTCTTAAGAGTGAAAGACTATCATACTATTATACCTTGTGGTTTTCATATGGTTCTTCAATTAGCTAAACAAAATAAAAATTGTAAAGAAACATACTCAACAAAAGAATTATGTCCTTTGGATGTTATTGATAGTTTAGATAACAATATTCGTGATGAAATACAAGAAGAAGAACCTAATACTAAAGTTATTACAGATTGTTGTGGTAATGTTATTAGTGATGTACACTATCCTGCTTTTTACTTTGATTTTCAATTCCCATACCCACATTGGACAAAAAGTGATTACTACAAACAATGCTGGACACCAATAAGATTAGCAGATAGTACTTTTTTTAACACTTTAGTATGTAAAGAAAAAGGTAAACATATACCTTATGATAAAGAAGATAAATATACTATTGTAGGAAGTGCAGAAAAAAGATTAAGATTTTCATTTAAAAATGGGATAGTAGCTCTTTCTTATCTTAGAAATCAATTAGATAAGGAAACAGGTTACCCACTTATACCTGACCAAATAAGTTGTATAACAGCAATAACCTACTATCTGAAATGGAAAATATCAGAATGGTTAGTATGGAATGGGAGAGGAGACTTAAGAAATGAGGTTCAGCAAGCAGAATTACATTGGCTAAAGTATGCAAGACAAAGTAAAAACTATCAAAAAATGCCAAAATCATTGGATGATTATCAAGATTTATTAGAACAAACACATTATTTAGTGCCAAATCATAAGAAGTATTATCAGTTTTTTGGAAAAATAAACAGAAACTAAAATGGCTAAAGAGACTAAAGATACAGGAGTAAATATAAATACAGCCCAAAAAGGTATGTACAAGGATAGTCATCCTATGTATCAACCTAAAGGTACATATAGGTATGCACAAAATGCTGTATCAGAAACCTCAGGAGTATTAGTAAATGAAGAAGGAAATAACTCACCTACTTCATTAACTAAAGGTTATACTCCAATAGGTAAGTGCTCTATTAGTGATAATGAAACTATTATCTTCTCTGTAAGTCAAGATGGTAAAACCTCAGAAATAGGTTTGCTAACTAATATAGATAAGTATAGTGTTCTTGTAAATGATACTTTTTCTGTAAATAAACTAAACTTTAGAATAGACAAACCTATACAGGCAACATATAGACTAAGAAGAGGATGTGAGCAAACAATATACTTTACAGATGGATATAACAAACCAAGATATTTTAATTTAGCTAAACCTCAAGACTTTAAAACAGATGGTTTGTGGAACTCACTAAAGTTTACTATACAAAAAACATATAAAAGTATTCCTAATTTTGACATACTAAAAGTTCTTGAAACAGGAGGAGTTTTACCTTCAGGAAGTTATAATATTGCTGTACAATATGTTGATGAAAGACTTAATCCTACAGAGTGGATAACCACATCTAAACCTATAAGAATATATAATGATAATGCAACAGATTTTAATGAGGTAAACGGAAGTATAAATTCAGAAGCAGAATTTTTAAATTTCCCGCATTCTGCAAAAGCTATAGAAGTAACTATCACTAATTTAGATAATGATTTTCCGTATTATAGACTTGCTTTTATAGAGACAAATTCAGGAAATGGATTAGTAAGCAGAGTGAAAGTATCTGACTATATAGGAATAAAACAATCAACATACACTTATACAGGACTTAACGGAGTTTCTGTAATTAATAAAGAAGAAATAGCCTTGTTTGATAGTATTATACAAACAGCAGATAGTATAGAACAATTAGACAATAGGTTAATACTTGCTAATACAACAGGTAAGAATGTAGACTTTTGTAAGTTACAAAAATATGCTTCACGTATAAATGCAGATTGTGTAACGTATAGTCATAAAGCACTTGATATAAATAACAAAGCAAATACCAAAAATCCTGTACAGGAAATAGTTGGTTTTATGGCTGGAGAAATATATTCTTTTGGTATAGTTTATATATTTAAAGACCAAACATTAAGCCCTGTGTTTCATATTCCAGGGAAAAACCCAAAACATCCTTACAAAGTATATACATCTTCAGCTAATACTTTTCCAATGGATATAGATAACAAAGTAGAAGATGTTCTGTATCAAGAAAATAATAATTGTACTGATGTTTCTTATTGGGGTTTAGACGGAGAAGGAGAAACACTAAAAGGGAAAAATGTAAGACATCATAGATTTCCTTTGCGTAATAGGATAAATAAACCACATATTCAGAGTGTAGGAAGCTATACAAATAATATAGAAAGTGTTGCAAAAATAATTATAAGAAGTAATAACGACTTTATATTTGTAACACCAAGTGAAGAAGAACAAAATAAAACTTATATCATTAGAGTAAGATATTTAAATACTCTATCAGGGCAATATGATTATTTTGATTTTGAGGTAACAGCAAGTATGTTTATGTATGGAGATACTGGAGATGGAGGTGCAAGTTATATAGTAGATGCTTTTATGACACTTGGTAGTAGTAAAGAAATTACAGGTATAACGGGTAATCACATAGGTAATATTTCTTATACGTATAAAGTAAAAGGTGATAGTACTTTTAATCCACTTACAGCTAACTCTATAAGTTGGTATCCGTTTTATGCTTTTAATCATCATATCCATAGTTATACAAGGCAAAAAAAGAGAAGAGAGTATATGGCTAATACACTTGGTATTAGATTTTCAAATATACAAATACCTGACTTGCAAGATGATGACCCTGATAATGAAGTTATAGGATATTATATAGTAAGAAATGAAAGAAAAGAAGAAGATAAAACAATATTAGATAATGCTGTACTTACACAAACATTAAAAAACAATAAATATACATCAACAGGTTTGTTATATCCTAATGCTCCTACATATAATCCTATTGTAGATTATAAAGATGATATATCAAAAATAGACCTTTCAGTGTATGGGATGATACATCCTGAACACAAATTTAACAATAGACAATATAGGAATTTTGATGAACTTATATATCAAGGTTTTTTTAATAAAATAGATGAGAAATCAGGTAAGTTCACTATAAGAGATGTAACAGGAGGTTCAACATCCTTAGATTATAAAGAAGACCCTAATCAAGAACACGATGATGATTGGTCTTTGAATGTAGTAACAAGAGACAACATACTTGGTTTTGTTAGAGAACCTGTAAGAAAAACATCAGTAAAAGATAAGGTAAAAAATGTATTTTACTTAGACGCTTTAGAGAGTAAAAGTATCAGAGACGCAAAAGAAGAGGTTTATAATATAGCTTGTGATAACAAAATAGGTATTATAGAATTTAATGAATTTCCAAAGAATAAGGATGTAACTAAATCTATGATATATAGTACAAAAGAGAAATTACCATATGTATCACTTAAGAGAAATATAGCTTCACCATATTCAAACTTTAGGATATTACCATATTATAAATGTGATAATAACCCTGTTTATTTTGATAAAACTTCTAAAACACATTCTTCAACAATTACTTATGGAGGAGATAGTTATATATCACCACTTAGGTATGTAAACTCTGTGTTTTATGCAAATAGCTTGAAACCACCAGCTGATAAAAAAAGGGGTTTTTGGAAAAAAGTAGTAGGAGCAACATTGGTAGTCATTGGTGTAATATTAGCAATACCATCAGGAGGAGGTTCACTTGCTTTAGTAATGTTGGGAGCAGGTATATTAATAGGTGGTTCAGGTCTTCTTATATTAAATTCAGGAATAAAAGCAGATAGACTACAAAAGGTTTATACAGAAGAATATGAGAAAGGACTTAGAAAAACAACTTTAGATAGTTGGGTTTCAAGTTTTTATAATCCTGCTGATAGCCAACCACCACCAATAGGTTATAATTGGGTTGCTAATGAATGTAAAGGTAATGGTAATGGCTGGGCAAAAGCAGTTGATAGACCTTCAATAGAATGGATAGGAGATTGTCTTTCAGATATATGGATAGAGAGTGCTGTAAATATGAGTCTTAGAAATAAAACAACAGACATAGAAGCACCTTGTTATTTACATAATAATGGTGTTGTAGAAAATGGTCAAGATAAATCTATACACTCAACAAAATCAGGTAATACTTGTCTTGTAGAAATACCTGATAAAGAGAAATATGAAAAATACGAAAAACACGGAGAATTTGAATATTTAATGAGACCACCTGTATCTTCATTAGAATATCATATGCTAAAAAAACTAACAAAATATGATGAGGCAAAGAATGGAAACAGAAGTTATTTAGGTATTGCCTTAGGAGAATATTACAAGGTAAACGATGATTATCACAAGATGAATTATGATAAGTGGTATTATCATTTGCCAATAGAATATGATTGTTGTACAGATTGCAGGGAGAGGTTTCCTCATAGAGTACATTATTCAGAGCAGAGTTTTCAAGAAGAGTTATCAGATAATTACAAAGTGTTTTTACCAAACAACTATAAAGATATAGACGGAGAAACAGGAGTGATAACTAATATATTTTCTTTTAAAAACAATCTGTTTATACATACAGAAGAAGCATTGTGGGAAGTACCAAGAAGTCATCAGGAAAGAGTAACAGACCAAATAGTTTCATTTATAGGAACAGGAGGACTTTTTGAAGTACCAGCAAGGAAGATAATGGATGATAGTGTAGGAGCTTCAGCAGGTTCTGTACATAAATGGGCTACATTAAAAACCTCACAAGGAGTATTTTTTGTATCAGAAAAACAAAGAAAAGTGTATTTGTTTACAGGACAATTGCAACCTATAAGTGATATAGGAATGAATAAATGGTTTTTTGATAATGTAGAAATAAGTTATGATAAAGAATATTTAAAGCAAAAAGGAAGGAGTTTTCCTTATAAAAACAATCCTCAAAACTTAATAGGTACAGGGTTTATAAGTACATATGACTATGAGAATGAAAGGTTTATACTCACTAAAAAAGATTATAGTTATTATCATACTTCTAAGGATTATTTAGTTACAGGTAATGATATTATAGAACACAATAATATACCTGTTATTATAGAAGAAAAAAAACAAGGAGGGTGGAAGTATAAAGGAGTAAAAAATGGAGAATTAGAATTTGAGAAATATATTGAAGTAAATGTAGGGCAAAAGTATAATGATGATGAGATAACAGAAGAAGATGTTAGTGAACCTTTATATGTTTATGTTAAGTTGCCTTATATAATGAGTACTGAAATAGGAGAAAGTTCAGAAGGACAATTAACTCAAGATATGTTACATCAGAATATAGAAGAGCTGGTATTGAGTTGGTATAATAGCAATATATATGATGATAGTGATTATGATAGATTATTTTTCATTAGTGATGTAAACAATAACTTTTATTATGATAATGTAGTTAGTGAAGTTAATCCTAATCATAAGAATGTGTTGTTTATACATTTTTCACCATTTGCTTATGATTATATATCAAATACCTTTTATCATCCTTGTAGATTACAAGGATTAAATGTTCCAAATAATAATAAATATCAAGGTGATAAAAATATATATAATACTTTCTGTAATGGAAAAGATATGAAATTAGTTTTAATTCCTTTACCTATGAAAGGTAAAAATGATTGTGGAGGTACAACTATTGATTTTGAATTAGCTTTGAATTATTTATATAATATATTCACTATTACTCACACAGGACTTCATACAGAACAAGAAGCAGATGATATAGTAAATATGTTATCAAATAAATACCCTACTTTGTTTGATGATAATTTTAAAACTCTTTTCAAAAATGGGCTTACAACACATTATCCTATAAATAACATTATACATCCTGATGATATATATTATATGTTAGGAAATCTGATAGAAGACAAAAATGATATTCCTTTTGATATACAAGAGTTTACTAATAAGATGAGTGAGTTTATAAATAAAGGAGAAGAATACAATGATGATGATGATGATGATAATTATATAGAGAAACCACCAAAGACAACTATAATAAAAGAGATAATACCTGTTAAAGAAGTAGTAAAAGGAGTAATAAAAACAGAAGTAGGACCAAGACTAAATAAGAGTTGGACACTTAGTTTTTCTATGAGGACAAAGTCTTGGATTTCATTTCACGATTATCAACCTAATTTTTATATACATACACCAAATAGCTTTTATTCTCTTACTTCACATAGGTTAAGTAATGTATTCAAGCATAATTATAAAAATACTCGTCTTTATTTTTATAGTACTCCTAAACCATTTATTATAGAATATGTATCTGTGAGTAATCCACTAACAACAAGGATATGGAATAGTATGAGTTTTATAGTTGATGTAGAAAATATATGGGGTTTTGATTTAAACAATACTTTCTTTAAAAAAGTAATGTTTTATAATTCAAGACAATGCTCAGGTATTCTTGATGTTGTTGTAAAAGACGCCTCACATTTAAATCAAGATTATTTGAGTAATCAAGTAAGTCAGATAAACAATAATACTTCTATAATAGTTGATAGAAGTGAAAGGAATTGGAGTATAAATGATTTTAAAGATATAAGAACAAATTATAATGCTTCTATATTCAGACAAGTATTTAATCATTTAGCTAATACATATATAGATAAAGAGCTGGATACAAGTATTTTAAATATACATAAAGAATGGACAGAGCAAGAGCCATTTAGAGATAAGTATTTAATAGTAAGATTAATAGAAGATAGAGGTTATGCGGGAGCAAAGTTTTCATTTCATTTATCAATGGATAATGAAAGTATATCATCAAGATAAAACAAAAATATTATGAAAAAGCAATCAAAAAACAACAGGGTTAAACTTCCAAAAATGGCTTGGGGACATATAGAGAACCCAAACACATCTTTAATAAGAGCAGAAATACAAAGAGCAAAAGCAGAAGCAAGAGCTAATAAAGGTACTTTTTGGACAAATACCTTAGATATAGTTGGTAATTTAGGACAACAAGTAGGTACTGCAATGATGACAAAAGGAATAGGTGAACTTGGAACAGGTATAGACGGAGATATATCAGGAGGAGGAATAGGAGGAGCAGAAAATGGTTTTGCTAATTTCTTAAAGAATAATAAGGAATGGTTAATGCCAGTAGTGAATTCACTACCTGCTTTTACTAATAATATGGCTAATAACTTTGCTTATGGAGGAGAAGTGTTAGAACCAAATGCAGAAGTTGAGGGAGGAGAAGTAGCAGAATTACCAAATGGTAATTTGTTGGACTTTCAAGGAAACTCACACGAACAAGGAGGAATACCAATAGCTTTACCACAAGGTACAGATGTTTTTTCAAAGAGAATAAAGATAGACGGAGTAACACTTGCAGGTAGAAAAAAGAAAAGAAAAAGTAAGCAAGTAACTTTAGAGGATTTATTAAAAGCAAATCCAAGTGATGTTTTGATACAGAATAGTTTAAAAAGAACTATGAATGTAAATAATTCAGAAGAGAATTTTGATGAGAAAATACAAGATGTAGTAAGTAAATTGATTTCCAATTCTCAACTTCAGCAAGGTATAAACCAAGAGCAAAAATCTATATTTGAGGGTAATCCGAATATGATGAATGAAGATGATTTAAATATTCAAGGTCAAGGACAAACACCATTAATGGAAGAAGGTCAAGAAGAGGGTGTAAATCAGATGTTAAACCCAAATGAAAATGAGGAATTAGAAGAGTATGCTTATGGAGGAGAAGTAAACAATAGGAGAAAACCACCACAAAGAAATTTAGGCAATTATAATGAGTATGATACTTTCAATAATACAAATGTTTTAGGATATTCTAAAGATGAGTTACCAATGATAAAACCTTCAACAGAAGGGCAAAAGAAATCTTATGAAAGATATAAACGTGAACAAGATTACACAAATCGTTTTCATAAACCATATATTGATGAATATAGTCATAGTTTAAAAACTCTCAATGATATTCAAACAAATTATGATAAACAATATAAAAATGGAGAATTAGATGATTATAGATATAATATATTTTCAGGACATAATAAAAAGAAAATAAAAAGAGCTGAAGAACAACTAAACAAATATTTATCTTTTAGAGACAGAGAATTACTGCAAGCTAAGAAAAAATATTATGATGAGAATGGAGAATTAAGAGAATTTGCTTATGGAGGTAGAGTACCATATAGTTTTGGAAATCCTGAAGAAGATGAAGAATATTTTCCTAAACCACTTAATAACCCTATGAATAGTGTGCAAGGATATGCAGATACTATTGATAATATAAATATTGATTTAAACAATACTGTAAAAGAACATACACCTACTATGGTAAGTACTATTCAGGGTATGGTTGCGAGAAACTCTAAACCTGAAGCTGTATCAAATAAATTACAATCAGTAGGTGTAAATGATATAATTAATGATAGGTTAGAAAAAACATATAGTAATGAAGAATTATTTCCTTATATGTATAGAAAAGAAAAAGTAGAAGATAAGAATAGATACTCTAAAGTTTTAAAAGACTTATTAAAAGGATATACCACAGGAGATATATTGCAATTGCTTGGTACATATAAAGGTATGAAAGACCCAATGCAAAACCTATTAGAAAATAGGGCTGGAGATAGGGTAAATGAAAATTACTTTCAGGATTACGGAAAAGAGGGTTTAAAAAAACTTGACCAGACAAAACAATTATTACAAGAGCTAAAAGATAGGCAACTTCAACAACTTGGTTTATCAAGAAATGCTGGAATACAAAGAAGTAGGAATAGTGCAAGAAGTGTAAATACTGTGAATGCATTAAACTTAGCTACTGATTTGGGTATAAACCAAGCAGAGCAAGGTGTACAAAGTCAGTATGCACAGCAATTAGCACAGCTAATAGCTCAAGAAAGTCAGAAACTTGACCAAAGAGATAGAATGGTAATGCAAGGAGAAGCCCAAGCAGATATGAATAACAGAAGAGATAGAGACAATTATTATTCAGAAAGAGGAAAAGTATTAGCTTCTAAGAATAGTGCAATACAAGAATTTGGTAAGTCTTTGAATGATATGAAGTCAAGAGGATTTAATGAAGAGCTTATGACACAACTAAGTAAGTATGGACTAAAATTTGATGAAAATGGGAAATTGGTAAAAGATGAGAATTTTACAGGAGTACCACCAAATCAAGTTGATACAGGAAAAGCAAAAACTAATGATGAAAAAACAGAAGAAAAAACAGAAGAGAAAACAGAAACAGCTAAAGATAATGAAAGAAGTGTTGCAGAATATTCAAAAGAATATTATGATAAAATAAGAAAAGAAAAATTAGAAGAAGAAAATAATACAGATACTACTGCTAAAAATACTACCGCTAAAGATAAAAATAAAAATAATAGCAATAATAGTAATAGCAATAATAATAATAGTAATAATAGTAATAATGGTGCTAATGTTAATGCCAATAATACTAATAATACTTCTGCTAATACTACTACTGACACTAATAATACTAATGTTAATAGTGCTAATAATACCCCTCTTAATATTAATAGTGATATTGTTGATACTAATACTGATGTTAATACCGATGTTAATACTGAAAATAATATTCCATTTACTGGTGATGAAAATGGTTATAAAACGGATTATAAAAATAGTGTTGTTTATAAAAATTATACAAGTGATAAAAAATCAATTACAGATTATTATAATGATGAAGATAAAAAAATTAAAAAGTTATTAAACAATATTAATAAAAACTTTGATTATAAAAGATATTATATTGATTTTAATCAAGGTGAGTATGTTGATAGAAAGAGTAGTTACACAAAACCAATTGAGAAAGGTTTATTAGCTGAAATTTATAAAAAAAGAAATGATTTAAAAAATAATTCAAATAATTTATCTGTTGAAGAAATTTCAAATGTTAATGAAGAATTAAATAAAATTGCAAAAGAGTATGAAAATGATTATAATAGAAATTTTGAAGAACTTGAAATATTAGAAAAAGAAACAAATATGTTGCAAAATGAGTTAAAAAGTCATTTAACATACTTAAAATCAACTAAGAAAAATGTATTATACAAAACTGATTTAGATAATTTAAAAGCAAATAAAATTTACTTAGAAAATAAATTAAAAAAACAAAAAAGAATGCTTGCTTCCAATAATATATCGCTAAAAGAAGTAAACGAAACTGAAGAAAAATTAAAAGAAGCAACATATAAATTTGAAAAAAAGTTTATGTTGGAAAATGAAAAATACAACACCATAACGTCGAAACTGCAATTTTTAGAAAAAAAGTCAATGGCTATTATTAATAAATTAAATTCTTATACTATATAACAATGGGACAATTTTTTAGAGGGACAGCACCACTTGCTACACGTAATCAGATATACCAACCCAACTTTGAGTTAATGGGTAAGGTGCTTGGTGTAGTTGAAGGTCAAATAGAAAAAGGAGAACAAGAGTTACAAGCTATTGATAAATTATTAAAAGATATAAAATACTTAGACCAAGATAAAAACAGGGTAAAAGATATAATAGATGTTTATAATAAAAAGAATGAAGAATACACAAATTTAGTAGCTAATAATCCTTTAGAATTTCGTAAGCATTTAGGTAATATAAAGGCGCTTGGCAAACAACTTGCTAATGATTATACCTCAGGAGAACTCGGTGCTATACAAGAAAACAAGAAAGCAAGAGATGAATATGTTAAAGAACAAAAAAAGAGAATAGCTCAAAAAGATAGTGGACTTACAGAAGATTATTTAAATTTAATGCTAAATTATCAAGATAAAAACTTCAAAGGAACAAACTATAAAGATAAGTCTTCTTATGAAAAATATAATGGTGAAACTCTTATAGCAGACCCTAATATAATAAAATTAGCAGATGAAATAGCTAAAGGATATAAGGCGGATAGTAGAAAATTACACAATGTTAAACAACAAGGAGGTTATTTTGTTTCAGGAGTGCAATATGAAAAAGGTATAAGTCCTTTAGTGCTTTCAGAATTTGTAACTAACAGCTTACTATCAGATAGTAAAGCACAAAATTATTTAAAACAATATCAAAAAATAACAGGTTTATCAAATAAAGATATATCTAATATTATAACAAATGCTTCATTATTAGCAGGACAAAAGTATGGTTTTGTAGAACAAGAGGCTGGTATAAAAAACATTACAGCTGATAGCTACAGCTTAAAACATTATGAACATAGATTAAAAGAAAAACAAGATTTATTTACTTCTGTAAATATTCCTTTTAAAGCAGATGATTTTGGAGATACTCTAAATCATCATTTAGAAAGGGCAAGAATAAATAGGTTAGATGAGATACGTAAAAAATTAAACATTGAAGATAAATTAGACTTTACTAAACAAGAAGATGTAAATGAAATGAAAGCTATATTGTTAGCACAAAAAGAAAAGGCAAAAAATAACTCTAATAAAATAAAAGAATATGAACAGCTTGTATTATTAGAAACAGCGTTTAATAAAATTGAAGATGATTATAATTCAAAACTATTAACAGCTTCACACTCTGAGTATTTAAATTTCACTAATAATGATTATAAAAAAGCAAATATGTTAGAAAAAAGAGTAAAACAAATATCAAATGGAGATGTTCAGAATAATAAGATGAGAATAATTATAAATACAAGTGGTGTTGGCGAAAACACAATAACCTATACATTGGGTCAGTTATTAAATAATGAGATAGAAATAGACGGAATGAAAGTCAGGTTAGAAGGTGTTAAAGGTAATATGAGCAACTTATTACCTGTAATAGGTACAACTACAACAGGTGATGGATACCTTCATTCTTCTTTAAGATTTACATTAGTTGATAAGGTGAAAAATAAAAAAGGAAGTCGTATATTGTATGGCAAAGATGATGTTTATATGGAAAAACAAATTCTTATCCCTATGAGTGATATTTATTTTGATGTTTTTGAAGACGGAACAATGTATAATAATTAAAATATAAATTATGATAATAGAAGAACAAAAATCACAAAACAATATAGTTGAAACTAAAAACCCTGAAAACAAAACGAATACATCTGAAAAGTCTGTAAAATCTACTATACCCGAAAATAAGAATTTATATCTTGGACCAAGTGGTGGTATAGCTGATTGGAATAAAGGTTTAATGACACATATTGGAAACTTTAAACCATTAAACCTTGAAAAACTTACTAAAGAAGAGCTTAACCCTTTTTATGAAATAATAAATGCAGAAGAAAAAGAAAAAGAACAGCAAGAACAATATAGAGAAAAACTTTTTGCATTATCAAAAAAAGCAGAGCAAATAAAAACACAAAGCGGATTAGGTTTATTTTTTGAAGGTATAGGAAATAGAGTATTGGATTTTTTTATTAATCCTAATGATATGACATCAGACCAATACGAAATGTATTTATTAAATAGAGCTTTAAAAAAAGCTAATTCAGGAGCTTACCAGTCAGGAGAAGCTATATCTACATTAATAGGAGAAGTAGCAACAGGATTAGGAGAATTAGGAGAAACAGGGCGTGATTTACTTATAGATGCTTTTACAGGTAATTGGGGAGGTGCTTGGCAGTCTTTAAGGCTATTCGGAAGTGGTATGGCAAGTTTGACTAATACATTATCAAATATTCTTAAAGATTATGTATTTGACCCATTACAGTATGTTGTATCAGGGTTTGGAAGATATGATGTTTTAAATCCGTATTCAGATAAAAACAAACTTATTAGACAAAAAGGGAATGAAAAGGTACAATATTATATTGATAAAATAAGGGGGAATTATGAGGAAGATGAATATAATCGTAGAAAAGCAGAATACGAAAAATCAGGACGTCAAAGAAGAAGTAGGCAAGTTAAAGATTTTTTTAACGGGTTTGCTAATTTTAATCCAAAAGATACAAGGGGATTTGGTACAAAAGTTGATAATTATAGAAAAACATTGTCGTATGTATCTGCAATTGCTTTAGAAATGGAAGGTAGGGAAAAAAGAAGTTTTTCAGGAGCAAAAGAAGAAATATCTAAAGAAACAATAAATGTAAACGGAAAAGATTATGCTTTAGAAAGACACGGAGCAACAGAGAGTTATGCTGATATACAAAAGATAGTAATGGATAAGAATGGTAAACCATTATTAGATGAGAATGGCGAAGTTAAATATACAAATAAATACAATGCTTTTCAAACTTTTTGGAAAGGAGATTTTGGGGTACTTGCTGATTCATATTTTTATAGTGATGATATGGCACAAGGAGTAGGGCAATTAATTTCATTTATGATTCCAGGAATAGGTATAGCAAAAGGTGTGTCAGCAGTAGCTAAATTAGGTAGAACACTTGGTAGGACAAAACCATTAGGTAATATAACAAAAAGAATAGATAATGTAGGTTTAAAATACACTAAACCATCAAAATTAAATACATCACCAATTTCTACTAAAGCAAATTGGTCAATAAAAAAAACATTTGTAGATGGAAATGTACAACAATTTGCTAATGCTCAACTTATGACTTATACAGAAAGTGATATGATAGCCAAGCAGGTAGAAAGGGACATATTTAATGAAGAGGTGGATAAAAGAATAGGTGTAAATTCAGAAAAAATGATGGAAGAGGCTATGAAAAAAAGAGGAGGTATGTTTAGTACGTTAGCAGAAGTACGTAAACAATGGATAAGTGAAAATGAAAAAGAAGCGAATTTAATAAAGTTACAGGCTTATGTAGGGGGTAATACAGCAAGAAAAATAAACAATCAGGCTGTATTTATGAATTATTATTGGGCTGGTTTGTTTATGAAGGGGAAATCATTTTCAAGAATGTTGAGAACTAATCCTTTTTCATTAAAAAATTTAGCAAAAGGAGGTTATAAATTAGCAGAAGAAATGTTTAAGGAGGGTGTAATTGAAGAAGGAGGATTTAATTTATGGGCAGAGAAAGCTGGTAAATCAGTAGGTACAGAATTTAAATGGTATGGTTTTACAGATTTTATGGATAATGATTTTGGAGGTAGTGAATTTTTAGATAATGCGTTTATAGGAGCTATATTAGGAGGATTTTCAACAGGAGGAATGCATAGTATAAATTCTATTGGAAATTACAGAGCATATAATGAACAGAAGAAAAATATAGAAGAACTTAATAAAATAAAGGCTTTGAATAATAAAGGTACTTTAAAAAGTATATTGAGTTTAACATTAGAGAATAAAGCGTTAAAAGAGTTTGAAACAAAATTAGAAGAATTATCAAGAGATAAACGTACTACTTCAGAAGAATATGATTTACTTGTAGAGAACTATATGTTAGAAAAATTAATAGAGAATGCTACTATGGGAACATCAGGAGTGTTTTCTGAAAACTTACAAAGTTTATTAGATAACAAGGAGATTTCAGAAGAAGAAAAACAACATATAAAAGAACTATTAAATTATAATGAATATGTAGCAGATATGTATGATTATCACGTGGATTACTTAAATAGAACAGACCTTACAGATAATAGAATAAAAAGATATTTTTACGAAAAGAGATTGGCTTCTGATAAAAAACATTTAAACCAATTCTTAGATGATATAGATAAAAAAGTAGAAGAAGAGGTAAGAGAAAAAACAAAAAGAAGAAAACACAATAAAAGATATGATGAAATAGTAGAAGAAGAAAAAGAAAAAACAAGAAACACATTACTTGATACACAAAAAGAACATGTAGAAACTTTAGAGAAAAGAGTAAAAGAAAATACAGATTTAATAGCTAAATTAGATACTGAATACGAATATGCTGTTTCTTATGAGGGTCAGACAGCTTATAGAAAGGCACAAAAGGAATTAAAAAAGACTTATTTAAAAGCACAAGCATTAGCTAAGAAAAATGAAAAACAAATAAAAAAAGAGATACAAAAAGACCCTGAGTTGAGTAAAGATACAGAACTTATAGGAGATGTGAATGAAGCAAGTACTACACCAAGTGCTGTACAAAATAAAAATCAAAATAAAAATTTAAAAAAACCAGCCATAGAAAACAAAGAAGAAGTTCAGCTAACTATGAATTTATTTGAAGAAGTTGAACAAGAGAATAAAAACAAGCAGTTAGAAATAGAAAATATTACTGATGAAGTTTTAGAGAGAGAAGCTAAAAAAGAATTTGATGAGTTAAGAGAAAAACATAGAGAAAAACTTAAATTACATGATGATAACAAAGGTAATGTAAGTGATGAGCTTCAACATAATATTATAAGATTAAATATATTAAAAGAGCAAAAAGAGGAAATAAATGAATTAAAAAGAAAAGTATCGAAACAACTAAATAATAAATCAAAAATAGAAACTAAAAAACCTGTTCAACAAAAACAACAAGAACATATAAAAGCAGAACAGATTACAGAAGAGTTGATAAACAAACACGCAAAAAAAGAATATGAAGCGTTTAAATTAAAACAAGAAAATGAAAGAAAACAGAATGATGTTAAGGAAAGAAATAATCAGAAATTTATATCAAAAGAAGAGTTAGAAAAGAAACATAAAGCAGAATTTGAAAAGTTTAAACAGGATGTGGCTAATAAAATAAACACTACTTTAGCCAACCAACTTAAACAGCAACAAGAAATGAATGAAGGTTTAGAAGACTTAGGGATAGAGTATGTAAATGAAGGAGATATATACGGAAGACCTATGGATATTGACAAAAACAATCCAAAACACAAGCAAATTATTGATGGTTGGGCTTCTATTATAGAGGA